TGGCGTCGGCCTCGTTGTCGTCGGCCGGGCTGAAGCCGCGGGCGCGGACGGCGGCGACCATGGCGGCCTTGTCGGCGTTGCCCTTGCCTGCGGCATGACGCTTGATCGTGCCGACCGGGACGCCCTCGTAGGGCACGCCGCGCAGCTCAGCCCATGCGGTCAGCGTGGCCATGAGCCCGCCGTAGATGTGGCTCGCATCGGTGCCCGCGTGGCGGCGGACTTCCTCGAACCAGATGGCGGCTACAGGACCGGACAGCCGGTCGATCTCGGTCAGCCAGTTCGTGAAGCGCAGGTAGCGCATGCCACCGCCGTCGAAGCGGCCGGGACGCAGCGAGACGGTGCCGCTGGTGATCAGCCCGTCATGGCCGCGGATCGCCCAGCCGGTCGAGGTGCCGAGGTCGAGCGCGAGGATGCAGCGGAGCAGTCCGCCACCCTCGCGCATCGGAACCGGAGGGTTGGTGACGGGTGTGACGGATGTGACGGATGGTTCCCTATCTGCTCCACAGGCGCGCACATGCGCGCGCGTAACGGTCTTATAGGTATGATCCGTCACATCCGTCACACGGTCTGATTTCATTGGCATTTTCCTATTCTCCCGAGAAAAGGTCAGAGTTGCTGTCGTCGAGGGCGATGCCCCGGAAGCCTTTGGCCGCGCGGGTGTTGTGACGCTCGAATCCCCGGACGATCAGGGCTTCCGAGAAGCGCTTGACCGAGCCGGCGAACTCGCCGTTCGCATCGGCCCACGCCTTCCAGTCGGTGAACATCGCGGAGGTGCTGGCGCTGAGGTGCAACCCGACAGAGCAGCGCTCGTCGATCCAGCGACCGATGGCGTCCTCGGCCTCGAAGTAATCCTCAGTCGCAGCCATCACGGCGGGCGGAGGGCGCAGCCCTGTCCGCTGCCATTCGATGCAGCCCTCGAGCGCCCATGCGAGGATCCCGTCGCGTTCGGCGAGCAGCCTATCGGCCAGGTGCTTGTCGCGCCGTGCGGGCGGGATGGTGACCGTGAACGGCACCATGTGCAGGCGCCGCTTCATCGCCTCGTCCACGTTGCGGATGGAGGGCTTATGATTGCCGACGATCAGCAGCTTGAACTGCGGGATGAACTCGAAGAAATCCTGCCGCATGAAGCGGGCCGTGATCTTGTCGCCCCCTGTCAGCGCCTTCAGCTTGCTCTCGGCCCAGCGGCTGCCCTGTTCGGTCTCGATGGAGGTGACGATGCGCGCCCCGCGCAGCCCCGCCATGTCGGTCGGGTGGCGATCACCCTGCGTGGCCATGAACATGTCCATCGGCGCGACGGTGGCGTAGTCGCCGAGGATGGCGGTCAGGGTGTTGGCGAAGACGGATTTCCCGTTGGCGCCGGTGCCGTAGAGGAAGAACAGTGCGTGCTCGGTGGTGACGCCGGTCAGGCAGTAGCCCGCCATGCGCTGCAGGTAGGATTGCAGTTCGCCATCCCCACCCGTGACGGTCTCGAGAAAGCCGAGCCAGACCGGACAGGCGTCTGCGACCGATGCCCCGGCAATGCGGGTCATGAAGAGGCCGGGGTCGTGGAGCAGTGAGGCGCCGCTGCGCAAATCGACCACGCCACCGGGCGTGTTCAACAGCCAGGGATCGCGATCCCACGGCTCCGTCGTGGTTGCGTGGCGGCGGTCGGAACGGGCAAGCCGCTCCACAGCAGAGACGGTCGCGGCGCTGGAAAGCTTCGCCTTGAGTCGCGCAGACCCGGCGCGCGCCGCCGCCTCGCGGCAGATCATCCGGGCCAGATCGAAGGCCTGCAGCGTCTCCTCGCGGCGCCAGAGCTTGCCCGACCAGGTCAGCCATTGCCCCCAGCCCGCGACGTAGCGCCATGTCTCGGCATGTCGGGCAGCAAAGGTTGCGGCGAGCGCATCCTCGGTGAAGCGCACCGGCACCGGCCCATCATGCCCTCCGCCAGCAGGGCCGCCGCCATCGGGACCGTCATCCTCGTCATCGATCTCGCCGTTGCGGGCGGCGTCGCGTTTCCAGAGGCGCTCGGCTTCCTCGCGCAGCCGATCCTCCGGCCAGGGAGGGGCAACGCGGGCCGCGTTGTAGGAGACGATTTCCTCCCACGCTTGTTCGCGCGGCACGTGGCCTTCGCGGGCACGGCGGATCCAGTAGCCGATCACGCGCGACAGCGCGTCGAACCGGGTGGTGCCATCCACGCCGCCTTCGCGGACCTGGCGGCCGAACAACTCGGTCACGCTGCCACGCTCGGTGGCGGCCATGTTGAAATCGAGCCCGTTCTCGCCTTCGAGCGGCGGCATCGCGATGATCGCCTCGAGCAGCTCGCCAAGGTCGTGATCGCGAGGATCGTGGTTCAGGATCTGCACCAGCCGCCGAAGACCCTGTTTGGCGTGGATCGATCCCGCGACGCGGATCGGCTGGTGCGCGGACCGGAACGAAGGGTCGCCACCAACCTTCGCGGCGATCATGTGCCGGGCACGGCAGACCGTGGCGATGTCTTCGCCTTCGGCGGGCTCGGTCAGACGCCAGTAGAGGTGCAGCTTGCGCTGGCCCTCGGCGGTGACACCACCGGACCCGACCTCGAGTGTCGGTCTTCCGAGATGCTGCACGAGATGGTCACGCTTCGAACAGATGTCGCCATGGTCGAGATCGACGAGCACCACTTGCGTCTGCACGATGCTCTCGGCCCGTGCGTCGCCTGGGGCCGCTACTGTGCCGGGCGCAACGAACAGGGCCATGCCAGCGTCGCTCGCCCATGTCGCCTGAAGCGCGAGTTTCGCGGCTAGCGTGGCGTCCGCTTCGATGAAGGGCACATGCGGCGGGCCATCGCCCGCGCCTTTCTCTGCGAGCGCACGGACCGGCACCCAGCCGTCGCAGTAGCCGAACACCACGTCGGCATAGATCGCGATCATTTCAGCGTCGGGCGCGACGTCGTCGGGCGCGATGGTGTCGGACGGGACCGTCATGCCCAGCACCGTTCCCGCCACGCACAGAAGCGGCATTCGAAGTGGTCGGGGTCGGCCGTGTGGCGGGGAAGAAGTTCACCCGCATCACAGGCGCGCAGGATCGTCACCGCCTTGTCGCTGGCGGACTGGGCGAGTGCGGCATCGAACGGCACGAGTTCGTGCCAGATCTCGCACGTGTCCTTGTTGATCGCCGTGAAGAGCGCGGGCGCCTCGGTCAGGCCGAGATAGGCCTGGTAGAGCGCGATCTGCGCGGCGTAGACTGGCTTGGCCTTTCCGACGCCGTGCTTCGCGATTTCCCGCCAGTTCTTGGCGTTCGCCGATTTGCACTCCCAGAGCGCAGGAACCGCCATGCCGTTCGGCGCGGCGACGACCACCCCGTCGGCATGGCCTTGCACACGTCCGCCCACGACCGAGAAGCCGAACTGATCGCCATGGCGATTGCGCGTGCGAAGGTCGAACCCGGCCCTGCGCAGCCAGACGATGGCCAGGTCTTCGAGAACGTGCCCGAGCGCGAAGATCCGCAGGGACTTGCCCGAGAACCCGGCGCCCGGGTCCTTCGGCGACTTCAGGTATTCGTATTGCAGCCTGCGCTGGCAGATGTCGCCCAGCCGGCTGCCCCCGAGATAGTCGCGTTGGGGACGTTCGGCCTGTTCCGCCACGAGGGCGGTGTCGATGCAGGCATTGACGGTGTCCGCGAAACTGGGCGGCTTCTCCCGATGGTTGAAGTCGAAACCGGCGTCCATCAGAACGGTACCTCCGGATCGGGTCGGACCGCGCTGGTCTGCATCGCCTCCTGGAAGCCGTCGACGGAGGCCGTCGCGAGGGCGAGCGCCTGTGCTTCGCTGAGATCGGCGAACCGCGTCGTCCATCCAATCTCGGCCATGAGTTCGGCCATGTTGCGGAGGGCGGCGCGCAGGGCTGCCTGTTCGCGTTCGTCTGGATCGATCATGCGCCCACCCCGAGGGAGGGTGACGCTGGCGTGGGGGAATGCGGGATGGCGCGGTGCGCCGGATAGATGCTGTTCATGGGAGAGCTCCAGATGCTCTCCTCACCTACCGGCGGGGGTGACGGACTGTCGGATGGCGCGCACAGAACCTTACGGGAACACAATCTTGTGGCGAGCGCGATTCCTTCCTAATCTTTCGCACCGACGACAATTTCAGGAGCAGCGAGGCCGATGCCAGCATTTAACCCGAGGATTTTCAGCAACCCGGATCGCCTCAAGCAGATCGCCCCCGCGCGACTTAAGGCATTTCTTGAGCCTTGGAAGGACTACTTTCAGTCCCGCAAACTCGACGTCGCCGCATGGTCGACAGATGACATGCCGCTCGAAGCCATCGCGGGTGTCCTGATGAATCCGGACGCGTCGGTTCCCGAGGACATGGTCAACGCGCTCTATTACGTGCACGAAACCGCGTCCCATGAGGCGATGGACGAACTGCTCGACCGTGCAGCGGCTGCCGGAATCGAGATCGACAAGGATCACGAAGTCTCGGTGGCCGATGTCTCGGTCCAGATCTGGCTTGCGCAGCCCATGCTGCTGCAGCGCCAGCATGCCGAAACGGTGGCGTTTCAGCGTTCCAATTTCATGTATTTCGCCGGTTCCCGCCCGAAGAAAAAGGCCGCAGAGCTCCCGTCCATCACGGACGCCATTGCGAAAATCATGCAGGACCGGATGGACAACTGGTTCGAGGTGAAGCGACGCGGCCGAAACAGCCGGATATTCGCGTTCCCGCGAGGCGAGAAGATCTGGCTACTCGTACGGCACGGCATGCCGATGCGCCGGGAAGGCAAGCACCAGGACGACGGTGAAAGCGGGATCGCGTTCTATCGGCCACAACAACATGACGTGCTGATCTACGACAGCGTGACCGACGAGATCGGCGTAAACGCTGGCACCAAGGGCGAGCGGGAACTTTACCTCAAGGTCTTTGGCGAGGCGTTGTTCGGCAGCGAAGATTACTTCGATCGTTCCGAGCGTTACACGCTGGATCCGCTTCGCGAACTCGGTCCGGATTCGATGGCCCATGGCGATGTCGAGGGTATTGCCGGCGTACGTTTCGTGGAATTTGGCCGTCGCTGGCCGGGGAAGATCTCCGAAATGGAGATCCGCAAGTGCGAGGATCTGTTCAAGTCGTTTGACGAGAATTGGGAGAAACGGCTCTCTGGCGGCTCGTTCACGCACGCGACTTTCAAGTTTGCGTTCAAGGACAGCAAGAAGGAGCGGTCCGTGACGATCAGGCCGGCGAACATCGCAAGGTATGAACGGGACTCTGACGAAGAAGTCATCGAGGCCTGGCTCAAGGCGCGCGGGTTCTGGGCGATTCCGGCAGGGGCGGATGGCGATGAGGATTTCGAAGTTCTGGAAGACGCTTGACGCGCTGACCGATGCAGCGACCGACCGGCGCGAATGGGCCAGCCTATTGGGCGATGAATTCGGCTGCGTGGTTGTCGACGAGCCCGGCTGTCCTCTGCCACTGGTGCGATCGACCGGAACGCCAGCGAGAAGCATCGCCTGCCCATCACCGGGCGGTGAGGGGTGCCCCCGGCGAATCGTGCACCACGACGATGGCGCCATCCGCGCTGTCTGTGGTGACAGCCCCAAGGCCTGCGCCGATCTCGACCTGAACAAGAACGACATAATGATCTACGGCCTCGACCGTGTCGGGTTGGCGCGCAGCATCGCCGCAGCATTCGACCTCTCCGACCGTCCTGCAAGTTTCGACCGTCGACCGGTCTTCAGGATCGGCTCACATGATGTGTTTGCAGGCCGGGGTTTTCCTGTTTTCCTGACCGTGCCGGGGCCGCTGGCACACGAGGACGTGGCGCAATTTGACGACGTGATTGCCCACCCGGGACCCAAACTGCTGCTGGCCCCGACATCGTCATCAATCCCGCCGCAACTTGCCGCCGCTCTGGATCGCGAAGGTGTCGTGCGCATGGCGCTTGAGGATCTGGTCCACCTTGATGACCGCGGGCAATTGCAGCCTTGCCAGCCATCGACCGTCGTGTTCGCCGATCTCCGCGCTCAGATCGTGAGCGGGACGGATAACGCAGTCTCCAACCTGGCGTGGGCGCTGCCGAGCAACGCGCGATGGGAGGAAATCGGGATCCGCTTCGTCGCCGATGAAGTCGTCAACGTGAGTTTCCGGGGCGAGACCCGTAGGTTCGAGCCCGATGGTCTCGGGCTGAAGAGCGCCAAGAATGGCAAGCCGAAAGCGGCGTGGGCCTATCTGAAAGCGTTCGCGATGCAGGGTGGCCGGCTCCCCGTCCATCATGCGAAGAGCACCGACACCTCGAAGCACCAGAAACAGAAACAGGCGCTTTCCAAGGTGCTGCGAACCGCATTCGGGATTGCCGACGATCCGCTACCCACGGTCGGGGGTGAGTATGTCGCCCGTTTCGTGGCGAACGCCGACGATCTCCAGCAGGGCAAGCTGGGTCAATCCCGACGAAAATTCGCTGACTGACCCCAAGAATTTCTTCAAAATAGTTCGCCTCTCAAGCCGCTGAAATCCAACCGGGTTTCAGCGGTTTCTCTTTGTTCTGAGCCCGCCAAGGCCGCCGCTCCAACGAATTTTCGCCGGTCCCGGTCACTCGGGCCGCGTGCCCGTCCACCTGGACGAAGGCGAAACTTCATGGAGCGTTTCCACCCCATTTGCGACGCGCGCTCGCGCGTCTCCCGCAACATCATTATCCGGGCCGAACGACTTGCTCGATCAGGTTCGGTTCCCGGCATGGACGCCGAGGACATCAAGCAGGACCTGCGTCTGCACCTCTATCGCCGCGACGACAGGTTCGACCCCTCCCGCGGTCAGTACGACACGTTTGCCGATCGCGTTCTGGCGAACCGCATCGCCACGCTGGCTGCGCCGACCGAACGCCTGCGGGCTGAGCGGGCGTGGGTCGACTTCGAGACTCCGTCCGAGGGTCGCGGCGATGACGAGATGCTGCCGCTCGCGGAAACCCTGCCTGACAGTGTGGCGCTGCACGCCGTCGTCGCGCGCGCACCGGACGAGGCGTTCGGGCTGGTCCGCGATGTCCGGCGCCTTCTCGCGGGGCTGACACCGACCTGCAGGGATGTCGCGCTGGCGCTGATCGACATGTCGCCGACGGAAGCGGCTGAAGCCCTCAGGATCCATCGCAGCACTGTCTACGCGCGGCTCGCCGCGATCCGGAAAGCCGCCGAGGCGCTTGATCTTGCGGCTTATCTCGGCGCCACCCCGACAGTCTCGGAAGCGCGCCGGTAGGTGACAACAGGACCGGCGACGACCCGGTCCTGCCAAGTTTCATGCCGGGCCCTCGGAGGAATGCAACACCCCCACGCGGGGAAACACTCCGACCGCAAGCTCCAGGGCGGCGTCAGGCCCGGCAGCAGTCTTCCCGACGATCCCTGGACACCAATCGACGACAACACGGAGCATTGCCATGTTCACAACTTCTCCCTTGAAACGCCTGCGCCAGTCGAGCTGGCTGGAGGCGATCCCCGACACGATCGACGTGCCGGCCCTGTCCGACAGGCCGCGCCGCGCGGTGCCGATCGAGCGCGCCACGGTGGACGAGATCGAGTTCGCCCTCGTCGCCCTGGCGCGGCAGCAATCCGAGCTCTACCGGCTGACAGGTGCGCTCGGCGACGTGCTGAAGATGGCGCGCCGCCAGGGTGCCTGTGGCGCAGACATCGCCATTTCGGCCGCCGCGCGCGATCTGGAGGGCGGCAAGTGAGCGCCCCCTTCGGCGCCGGGCCGCTCCGGATCATCACGGCCGACGAACGCCTGCGCGAGGCGCGCGGCATCAAGGGGGTGCTCACGGGCACCTCCGGCATCGGCAAGACCACGCAGCTGCTGACCCTCGATCCGCAGCGAACACTTTTCCTGAACCTCGAGGCGGGCGAGTTGGCCGTTCAGGGCTGGCCCGGCGACGAGATCCGCATCCGCGACTGGGAGGTCGCCCGCGATCTCGCCGCCTGGATCGGCGGCGCCAACCCGGCCATGCGGGACGACCAGTCCTATGGGCCCGGGCACTTCGCGCGGGTCTGCGCGGCCTTCGGTCCCGCCAGCCAACTCGACAAGTACGACACGGTCTTCGTCGACAGCATCTCCGTCGCCTCCCGCATCTGCCTTCAGTGGTGCAAGGGCCAATCCCAGGCCCAGTCCGACCGCACCGGCAAGCCGGATCTCCGCGCGACCTACGGGTTGCTCGGCCAGGAGATGATCAGCTGGCTCACGCATCTGCAGCACACGCCCGCCAAGAACATTTGGCTGGTCGGTCTTCTCGACCGCAAGCTCGACGACTTCGGCAAGCCCTTCTTCTCGATGCAGATCGAGGGATCGAAGACCGGCCTCGAATTGCCCGGCATCGTCGACGAAGTCGTGACCCTGACCGAACTGCGCCCCGAGAAGGGTGACCCGTTCAGGGCGTTCATCTGCACCACCATCAACGATTTCGGCCTGCCTGCGAAGGACCGCAGCGGCCGGTTGTCGATGATCGAGTCCGCCCATCTCGGGCGGCTCATGGCGAAGATCCGTGGTCCGCGCCCCGATGGCGCTGCCCGCCTGAACTTCGATCTGCCCGCGGCCGCCACCGCACCCAATCCCCCGACGACGAAAGGAGCATGACAATGGCGAGCGACATGGATTTCAACGGCGCGGACACGCAGGACGCCGCTTTCGACCTCATTCCGGCCAACACGCTGGTCAAGGTCTGCCTCACCGTCCGCCCCGGCGGCGCGGGCCCGGAAGGCTGGCTGACCCAGAGCAAGACCAGCCCAGCCCTCTACCTAAATACCGAGGCAGTCGTGATGGAGGGGCCGTTCGCGCGGCGTCGCATCTACACGCGCATCGGCTTTCGCGGAAAAGCTGCGGGCGGTCCCGGCGACGACACCTACGGCAACCGCGGGCGCGCCATGATCCGCGGCATCCTCGAATCCGCCCGCGGCGTGCGTGCCGACGACCAGTCGAACGCCGCCCGCGCCGCGCGGATGATCCGCAGCCTCGGCGAGTTGAACGGGCTGGAGTTCGTGGCGCGCATCGGCATCGAGCGCGACAAGGACAAGTCCGACGACACCGGGCGCAACGTCATCAAGGCCGCGCTCGGCGCCGACCATGCCGAATACGCTCGGGTGATGGGCAGCGTACCCCAGCCACCGCAGCAGGGTCAGTTCACCGCCTCGGGCCCGCAGCTTGCGGACAACGGCATGGGTCAGTCGGGCGCGCCGTCCTCCGGCTCCGCGCCCTTCTGGGCACGCTGAGGGGGACGGCCATGATTCCGCGCGACTATCAGAGGGCGGCGGTCGATGCCGCCCGCGACCGCACCGCCACACATGGCAACACCATGCTGGTGCTGCCCACCGGGGCGGGAAAGACGGCCATCGCCGGTTTCTACATCGGCGAGGAACTGGAGCAACGCAAACACGACCGCGTTCTGGTGCTGCAGCACACCGACGAGTTGATCGATCAGAACCGCAGCGCCATCGGCACTGTCACCGGAATGCCGACCTCGGTGGTCAAGGCCGAGCAGGACGACTGGGACGGCCGCATCGTCTTCGGAAGCGTCCAGACCCTGGCGCGCGCCAACCGGCGCGAGCGGATGGCGCCGGTCTCGCATCTCGTCATCGACGAATGCCACCGCTCCGCGGCGCAAAGCTATCAGTCCATCATCGACGAGGCCCGGGCGCTCAATCCGGAGATCAAGCTGCTCGGGCTCTCGGCCACGCCGGGTCGCGGCGATGGCCGCAGCCTGCGCCGCACCTTCAGCAATGTCGGCTATCATCTGAAGATCGGCACGCTGATCGGTCGCGGTCTCCTGGTGCCACCGCGCACCTACACCATCGATCTCGGCGTCGAGGACGAACTGGCCGGGCTGGGCGCCACCGCCGGCGATTTCGACATGCGCGCGGCAGACAAGGTGCTGAACCGCTCGGTGCTGAACGAGGCCGTCGTCGAACACTGGCAGGCGAAGGCAGCGGGCCGGCGCACCATCTTCTTCTGTGCGACGGTCGACCATGCCGATGCAGTTGCCGAGGCATTCCGCACGGCCGGCGTCACAGCCGAGACGATCTCGGGCGAGATGCCATCGCGGACACGCGCCGACCTCATCGCCCGGTTCGACCGGGGCGAGGTGCAGGTGCTGACGAACTGCATGGTCCTGACCGAGGGTTTCGACAGCCAGCCCGTCGGCTGCATCGGCATCCTGCGCCCCATGCTGCACAAGGGCACCTTCATCCAGGCAGTCGGTCGCGGTCTGCGGCGGGTCGATCCCGCGCGTTTCCCAGGCATCGTGAAAACCGACTGCGTCGTGCTCGACTTCGCGGGCGCGGCGCTGCGGCACGGGTCGCTCGAACAGGAGATCACCCTCGACGAGGACGATCCTGAGCCCGGCCAGGCACCGTGGAAACTGTGCCCGACCTGTGAGGCTGAATTGCCGCTTGGAGCATCGGTCTGCGATTTCTGCGGTCACGTCTTCACGCGGGAACGAGCAGAGGCCCGACTGCTGACCGCCTTCGACATGATGGAGATCGACCTGCTGGAGCGGTCCCCGTTCGCCTGGTGCGATCTGCATGGCGACGGCCAGGCGATGATGGCGAGCGGGTTCAATGGCTGGGCCGGGGTGTTCCATGATGGCGCGCTCTGGCACGCGCTCGGACAGCCGAAAGGCAGGGCGATCCGGCCGCTCGCCATCGGCACCCGGGTGCAGGCGCTCGCCGCCGCAGACGATTTCCTGCGCGCCACCGAGACGGGGACCGCCTCGATCAAGAGCCGTCGCTGGCTGAACGACCCGGCGACCATGAAACAGATGGACCTGCTGCAGCGCGCGGGGCACGAGGCCAACGGGCTGGATTTCAGCCTGTCGAAATACGCCGCCAACTGCCATCTGAACTTCCGTTGGAACCGCGGCGCGATCACCGCTGCCGTTCTTGGCCGTGCGGAGCGGTCGGCTGCATGAAACGCCCCAATCCGCTTCCGCCCGACCAGATGACGCCCGCAGAGCGCCGCACTGAGCTGTGCGGCCTGCTGGCGCTCGGGCTGGTTCGGTTGCGGATGCGGGATGGAGGCGAAGTATCTGACGATACTGGAGAACGTTGCCTACACTATCCGCCCGACCAATGCCGTCATGCAACTCCAACTCATCGGAGAAATGCATGAACGAGCCCGATCCCATCCCCGCGCGCTTGGCCGCGCTGAAGACCACCCCGACGCCGGAACTGAAGGCGCAGTGGCGCGACCTGTTCGACAGCGAACCGCCGCCGTTCAACCGCCGCTACCTTGAATCCCGCCTGGCCTACCGCATCCAGGAACTGACCTATGGCGGGTTGAAGCCCGAGACGATCCGGCGGCTGGAGCGGCTGGGCGAGGAACTGGATGGTGGCGACAAGACGAAGCGCGGCATCCGCGCCGATCGCGACCGCCCCATTACCGGCACACGGCTTCTGCGCGAGTGGCAGGGCGTCGAACAGATCGTTACCGTCACCGCGGACGGCTTCGAATGGCAGGGGCGGCCCTACAAGTCGCTGTCCGCGATCGCCCGCGCGATCACCGGCACGCGCTGGAACGGGTGGGTCTTCTTCGGCCTCAAGAACCACAGGGGGCGGAGATGACAAAGCCGCCCGAAAAAGCGAAGGTCGTCCGCAAGCTGCGGTGCGCGATCTACACCCGGAAATCCTCCGAGGAAGGGCTGGAGCAGGAATTCAACAGCCTCCATGCTCAACGCGAGGCTTGCGAGGCGTACATCGCCAGCCAGCGGTCCGAGGGCTGGGTGCTGGTCCGCGATCAGTATGACGACGGCGGCATCTCGGGCGGCACGCTGGAACGGCCCGGCCTGAAGCGGCTGCTGGAGGACATCGAGGACGGGTTGGTCGATGTGGTGGTGGTTTACAAGATCGACAGGCTCAGCCGCTCGCTCGCCGACTTCGCCAAGCTGGTGGAGGTGTTCGACCGAAACGGCGTCACGTTCGTCTCGGTGACGCAGTCGTTCAACACGACGACGTCGATGGGGCGGCTGACGCTGAACATCCTGCTTTCCTTCGCCCAGTTCGAGCGGGAGGTGACGGCTGAGCGCATCCGCGACAAGGTCGCCGCCAGCCGCAAGAAGGGCATGTGGATGGGCGGAGTGCCGCCCTACGGCTACCGCGTCGAGAACAGGAAGCTCGTAGTGGACGACGAGAGCGCCGCGCATGTGCGCTGGATCTTCGCACGCTTCCTTGGGATCGGGTCCTGCACGGAACTGGCGCGAGAGGTCGGCGCACGCGGCATCCGGACACCGCGCGGCAACCGGATCGACAAGAAGTACATCTATCGGATGCTCAGCAACCGCGCCTACATCGGCGAGGCCGTCCACAAGGGCGACAGTTATCCCGGCGAGCATGACGCGATCATCGACCGCGAGACGTGGGACCGCGTCCACGCCATCCTGCAGGAGAGCCCGCGAAAGCGCGCCGCGCGCACCCGCGCCGACACGCCTGCGCTGCTGAAAGGACTGCTGTTCGGTCAAGATGGCGCCGCGTTCTCACCGACGCATACTCGGAAGGGGGATCGCCTCTACCGCTACTATGTCAGCCAGACAGTGCTGAAGCATGGTGCCGGGTCATGCCCGGTGGGCCGTGTGCCCGCGGGCGAGATCGAGGCCGCCGTCATCGATCAACTCCGCGCCGTATTCCGCCAGCCCGAAATCGTGGCGGGGACGTGGAAGGCGGCGCGGGCGCAGGACGAGGAGATCACCGAGGCCGACGCACGGGCAGCGCTTCAGCCGCTCGACCCGCTGTGGGACGAACTGTTCCCCGCCGAGCAGGCCCGCATCGTGGGGCTGCTGGTCGAACGCGTGGAGATCGGAATGGACGGTCTCAACGTCCGACTACGTGTGGACGGCCTCGGCGGTCTGGCCCGCGAGATGCTGGCTGGATACATGGGAGCGGCTGCATGACCCGCGGCACGCCGATCCCCGAAACCATGACGCTCCACGTTCCGTTTCGCATCGTGAAACGCGGCGGGCGGAAGGAGATGCAGATGCCTGAAGGCAGCGCCCAGCAGCGCAAGACCGACAACTCGTTGGTCAAAGCAGTGGCCCGCGCCTTCCGCTGGAAGAGGATGTTGGAGTCGGGCGAGTTCGCCACCGTCGCCGAACTGGCCGAACGTGAGGGAATCGCACCCTCGTACATTACCCGCATCCTACGCGTCACGCTGCTAGCGCCTAATATCGTCGAGGCGATCCTGGATGGAAGTCAGGGGCCGGGAGTGACGCTGGCCCCGGTGCTTGAGCCATTTCCGGTGGAATGGGACGAGCAGCGCCGCCGATTCTCGACACGTTCCATTGCATGAACCTGCTCCAACAAGGCACCACGGAAGGGGGTTGATTACGCGGATGCGTATAGTTTATATATCCATCATCAAACGAATCGGGTTGACGCTCTTGTCCTACCTGCTCAACGAGGACCTGCCATGCGCTGGGGTGTCGAAAAACGGCTGGAGTTCATAGAATTCCGCCTCTTTTGGGAGGGCGGGATCAACCGTGCCGACATCGTCGACCAGTTCAGCGTGTCCGTGCCCCAGGCATCCAAGGATCTGACGCTCTATGAGGAAAAGGCGCCTGGAAACCTGATCTACGACAAGAGCGCGAAGCGCTACAAAGCGGCCGACGATTTCAAGCCCGTCTTCATGCAGCCCAATGCATCCACGTACCTCGCTCATCTGCGCGAAGCGAACGGAGGAACAGCAGGCGCTACCGATGTATGGCTAGCTTCTGCACCCGAACATGATGCTTTGCCGATCCCGCACAGGCGCGTGGACGCTGACGTCCTCCGTGACGTCCTCAAGGCTGTGAGGGAAGGCCGGTCCATCGAAGTCTTCTATCAGTCCATGAGCTCCAAGAGACCTGCCCCGGAGTGGAGACCAGTTACACCCCATGCTCTCGGCAATGACGGACTGCGCTGGCACGTTCGTGCATTTTGTCACGTCGATCACAAGTTCAAGGACTTCATCCTGTCGCGATGCATAAAAACCCGGAAGCATGGATTGCCGGGCGCATCCGCGAACGATGACATGCTTTGGCATGATCGATTTGCAGTCGCGCTCGCGCCGAATCCGGCTCTAAGCGAGAGCCAGCAGTCGATTATCGCTCAAGACTACGAGATGAAGAACGGGCGCGCCGAAGTAATGGTTCGCAAGGCGCTGCTCTATTATTTTCAGAAGCGCCTCCGTTTGGACATCGCCGACAAGCTGGACAACCCGCACGAAATCCCGGTCGTGGTTGCAAATCGCGCTGCCTTCGACGCCGCGCTTGCGGAGGCGATGGCATGAAGTCGCTCAATTTCGAGATCCTTCGTGACGGGTGGCCCGAACTTGCGGGCCTTGGCGGTTTCGCGGAGGCCTATGCGCACGCAGATCCGGCGAGCGCGCTCGTCAAGCTTCGGCTCTTCGGCGAGAATCTGACGAAGGACATCTATCGTGAGCTTCGGCTGCCAAAGCCGGATCAGCCGACGTTCGTCGATCTCTTGAAGAATGACGCCTTCATCGCGATCACGCCGAAGGTGGTCCTCGACAAGCTCCACGCCCTTCGAATTCACGGCAACAAAGCCGCCCACGGCGAGCCGGCGACGGTTCGAACTGCACTTTGGCTCATCCAAGAAGCTTTTGACCTAGGCCGGTGGCTCTTCGTACAATTCGCCAAAGGCGATGCCGCGGCCATCCCGGCGTTTGTGCAACCGATGGCGGAAGCTGTCGATGAGAGCAAAGGTCAGCTAAAGCGCGAGAAGCGCCAGGTCCTAGAAAAGCTGGCCGCGCAAGAAGCACAGATGGAAGCACTGCTCCGCGAACTGGACGCGTCGCGCGAAGCCGCCGTGACAGCGGAAAAGAAGGTTGAAGAGCTTCAGTCGCTGGCATCATCCGGCGCGGCAACGGCCAACCTGCTGGCGTTCAATGAGGCGACGACCCGTGTCCGTATCATCGACAGCCTGCTCGCAACGGCGAACTGGAACGTTGGCCTCGGGAACGCCAGTACCGCGGAGGTTGGCAAGGAGGTTGAGGTCAAACATCAGCCCACAGCGTCAGGCCTTGGCTATGCTGACTATGTGCTCTGGGATGACAACGGAAATCCTCTTGCGGTCATAGAGGCCAAGAAGACAGCTGTGGACCCGGAGCGGGGAAGGCAGCAGGCGAAACTATATGCCGACGGCCTTGAGAAGATGCACGGACAACGCCCAGTCATCTTCTATACAAATGGCTACGACATTTGGATGTGGGATGACGTCCTGGGTTATCCGCCGAGAAAAGTGTTCGGTTACTATTCGAAGGACAGCCTGCAGTATCTCGTGAACTTTCAGCGGGCGGGCAGGAAGCCGCTTAATTCGCTTGAGCCCAATGTCGGCGTCGTCAATCGACTTTATCAGATCGAGGCGATCAAGCGCGTCTCCGAGCGGTTTACCGATGGCCATCGGAAGGCGCTCGTCGTTCAGGCGACCGGCACCGGCAAGACCCGCGTTGCAATAGCCCTCGCGGAATTGCTCATTCGCGCGGGCTGGGTAAAGCGCGTCTTGTTCCTTTGCGACCGTCGTGAACTGCGCAAGCAGGCCAAAAACGCTTTCGCCGATTTCCTGTCTGAACCCATTCGCATCGTCAGCGCGCGCGTGAATCAATCAGCGAGCGAACGGATATTCCTTGCGACCTATCCCGCAATGCAGAAGGTCTACCAGTCCTTCGATGTTGGGTTCTTCGACCTGATCATCGCCGACGAGTCACATCGAAGCATCTACAATGTCTATGGAGACATGTTCCACTACTTCGACTGCCTTCAGATCGGCTTGACCGCGACGCCGATCGACTTCGTGTCGCGCAACACGTTCAGCCTGTTCGGGTGCGAGGGGCAGCTGCCGACAGCCAACTACGATCTTGAACAGGCAGTTCAGGACGGGTTCCTGACGCCGTTTGAAGTTTTCGAGCATACGACGCAGTTCCTGCGCGAGGGGATCAGGCTAGACATCCTGACAAAAGAGCAGATTCAGGAGCTTGAGGAACAGGGCGAGGACCCTGCGCAGTACGATTTCTCGTCAGAACAAATCGACAAGATCATCTACAACAAAGACACCAACCGCGCGATCCTTCGCAACCTGATGGAAAACGGGCTGCGTGACGCCACTGGCCAGCTCCCAGGCAAAAGCATCATCTTCGCGCGGAACCACCAACACGCTGTGCTCATGCGGCAGATGTTCGACGAAATGTATCCGCAGTATGGCGGGCGCTTCTGTCAGGTCATAGACAATTACGACCCACGCGCAGAGCAGCTCATCGACGATTTCAAGGGTGACGGTACAAACTCAGAGCTAACGATCGCGATCTCGGTCGATATGCTCGATACCGGCATCGACATCCCGGAAATCCTGAACCTTGTGTTCGCCAAACCGGTCCGTTCGCCTGTCAAGTTCTGGCAGATGATCGGGCGCGGAACGCGGCTAAAGCCCGACCTGTTCGGCCTTGGGAACGACAAGAAAATCTTCCGCATCTTCGATCACTGGGGGAACTTCGAACGCTTTGAAATGGGCTACCGGCCGGCTGAGCCGACCCAGTCGAAGCCCTTGCTCCAACTGGTATTCGAAGAGCGCGTGCTGCTCGCCGAGACGGCGCTCCGGATGAGCGAAGTCGCGATTTTCGACGAGGTGATAGAGCTCATCGCGAAAGACATCGAGGCGCTGCCTGAGGAATCCGTCTCGGTGCGCGAAAAGTGGCGCGAGAAGCGCGCAGTGGCAGTTCCGGCGACGCTCAAGGCCTTTGCGCCAGCAACCGTTGCGATGCTTCGGCAGGTCATCGCACCCCTCATGCAATGGCGAAACGTTCGCGGATTGAGCGATGCCTACGCGCTGGATCTCTTGATGGCGCGCGCCCAGATCGCAGTGCTTCGAAAGTCTGCAGACGTAGCCGATCTGAAAATCGATCTGCTCGATCGACTCTCGGCGCTCCAAATGCACCTCAACCCGGTTCGAGAGAAGGCCGAAGTCATCAAGCGGGTGAAATCCGATGAGTTCTGGAACGGTGTGACCGTCGCTGATCTGGAATCGGTGCGCAAACCGCTGCGGGAAATCATGCATCACCGCGACCGCCAAGGCGCCATGCCGCTGCCGGCGAAGATCATTGACGTGACGGAAGATGTCGCTGGCTTCGAGATAAATCGCCGGGCGACGAGTCTGAAGACCGTCGACATGAAGGCATACCAGCAGATCGTCGAGGCCGAACTGAAGCGGCACTTCGATACGAACCCGACGCTCAAGAAGATTCGCGCGGGCGAAGCGGTTTCCGATGCCGACATTCAGGCCCTTGTTTCGCTGGTCCTGATCCAAAGCCCGAATGCGAGCCGGGATGTGCTCGAAGAGTTCTTCACCGACACGGCTCTTCCGCTGGATTTCGCGATCCGGTCGATTGTCGGTCTGGACCCGGAAGCAGTTGCGGCACGTTTCGCGGAATTCGCGGGTCGGCATCCTAGCCTTACAGCGAAGCAGACACGCTTCCTTGGGTTGCTTCAAAACCACATCGCCCGCTTCGGGTCCGTCACGCTAGATCGCCTCTATGAGCAGCCGTTCACAGTGGTCGACGCAGACGGCCTGGATGGCGTCTTCGAAAAACCGGAGGAGATCGACGATCTTCTCGACATCCTCAGCGTCTTCGCGCCGCCCATGGCAGCCAGCGCGGGCACAAAAGAATCCCCAGAAAGGACGAAGCACTAAATGATTACCGGTGATCTGAAGCGCAGAGTAGACGCCCTCTGGACCGAGTTCTGGCAGGGTGGCATCACCAATCCGTTGACCGTGATCGAGCAGATCACGTTCCTCATGTTTGCGCGCCTGCTCGACATCAACGAAACACGCGACGAGAATCGCTTGAAGCGGACGGGCAAGTCGTTTCAACGGCGGTTTTCCGATGAGGAGCAGGGCTTGCGCTGGTCGCAGTTCCGACATCTCGGCGCCGACGCGATGCTGCCCCTGGTGCGCGACAACGTGTTCCCGCACTTCAGAAAGTCATCGACCAGCGGCACCGCCTTCGCGGAATTCATGAAGGACGCGCAGCTCATGATCCAGAAACCGAGCCTTCTGGTGAAGGCCGTTAACATGATCGACCAGCTGCCGTTGACCGAAGGCGACGCGAAGGGCGATCTTTACGAGTACCTGCTCAGCAAGCTGACCACGGCTGGCATCAACGGTCAGTTCCGCACGCCGCGCCACATCATCCGGCTGATGGTCGATATGCTGGAACCAAAGCCCACCGACGTTATCGGCGATCCGTCCTGCGGCACCGGCGGCTTCCTTGTCCAGACGATGCAGTATCTGCTGGAAACCTACACCTCGCCCGAGGGAGTGCTGGAAGAGACCGATCCCGAGACGGGCAAGACGGAAAAGACCTACACCGGCGATCTGCTGGAAGCGCACCGCGAGCATATTCGCAGTGACATGTTCCACGGCTTCGACTTTGACGCCACGATGCTCCGCATCGCCGCCATGAACCTTATGCTGCACGGCGTCGATGATCCCGACATCCACTACCAGGACACTTTGAGCGCGGGCTTCACCGACAAGTTCCCGAAAGCCGCGGCAGAGGGTTTCAACATCATCCTGGCGAACCCGCCCTTCAAGGGAAGCCTCGATTTCGAGGATGTCCACGCATCGCTGCTGCGGCAGGTTAAGACAAAGAAGACGGAGCTGCTCTTCCTAGTTCTCATCCTGCGCATGCTGAAGAACGGCGGCCGGTCGGCGACCATCGTGCCGGATGGTGTTCTGTTCGGCTCTTCGACCGCCCACGTTGCCCTGCGCAAGTTGCTGCTGGATCACAACCAGTTGGAGGCGGTCATCTCGCTGCCGTCAGGCGTATTCAAACCCTATGCCGGGGTCAGCACGGGCATTCTGGTGTTCACCAAGGGTGGGCGGACGGATGACGTGTTTTTCTATGATGTCGAGGCTGATGGCTTTTCGCTGGATGACAAGCGGGACCCCATCGAGGCCAACGACCTGCCGGGATGTCTGGCGGCATGGCGGAACAGGGACGCGGGCCGCGATACCGACCGGACGCAGAAAGCCTTCTTCGTGTCGGCTCAGGAGATCAGAGACTCGAATTACGACTTGTCACTGGGGAAATACAAAGAGCGGGTGCATGTAGCCCAGACCTATGACACCCCGGCCGTTATCCTGGACCGGATGAAGAAGCTGAACGACGACATCGCATCTGATCTGGCGGAACTTGAGGAACTGCTGGGATGACTGTTCGAACCACGCACTTGGGCAAGGTTGTAGATGTTTCGGCTGGACAACCCGCACCCAAGCCGAACGATTTTTCCAAAGACGGATACCCGTTCATTCGTGCGGGTAGTCTGGAAGGACTGCTTTCCGGCCAGACCGAGGACGATTGCGAGAAGATCGATGCCGAGACTGCACGTCAGTATCGAATGAGGCTGTATCCAAAGGACACGATCCTCTTCCCCAAGAGCGGGATGTCGGCAAAGATTGGCCGTGTCTATCGGATGCGACAGTCGGCCTATGTGGTTAGCCACCTCGCGGCCTTGGCCCCAACGGGGAAGTATGATCCGTCGTACCTGTCGCATTGGCTGAGGGCACACCCCCCATCAAAGCTGATCAAGGATGATGCTTACCCATCGATCAGAACCTCAGAGGTCGCATCGCTCGAAGTGCCAGACCTTCACCCCGACGAACAACGCCGGATCGCGGCGATACTGGATAACGCCGATGCCATCCGCCGTAAACGCGAACAAGCCCTCACCCTGGCGGATGATTTCCTCCGATCGGTGTTTCTGGAGATGTTCGGGGAGCCGAACACCAACCGGATGGGCCTGAGAAAAGTCCCACTGGGTGACATCATAAAGGTGTCCAGCGGAAACGGTTTGGTCGGAAAAGACATGGCCGCTGACGGCGTCTATCCAGTTTACGGCGGGAATGGGGTCAACGGGTATCACTCGGAATACATGTTTGAAGAGCCGCAGATCGTCATTGGCCGGGTCGGTGCCTACTGCGGAGCGGTTCACGTGTCAGCCCCGAAATCGTGGGTGACGGATAACGCGCTATATATCAGGACCTACAAGCAACCGATCAACAAGACTTACCTTGAATGGGCGTTGCGGTTTGCGAATCTCAACCAGTATGCTGGTCGTGCTGCCCAGCCACTCATTTCGGGCGGGCGGATATACGAGGTTGAGATTTTGGTTCCTGAAGATGCGGATCAAGCGTCGTTTCATCGGATCGTTCAGAAGCATTCGATCCTGGTGTCAAAACTGAAGATTGACGCAGTTAACTCGGGTGACCTCTTCTCGGCCCTCTCCCAGCGTGCCTTTGCCGGTGACCTGTAGGAGCACGGCATGAGCATCCAGACCCTCCCGGACGATCAGACCCCCATCAACGCCACCACGACCGCCAGCCTGCACCGCCTGACGCTTCCAGGCCCGATGCTCCAGCGAGGGTTCTGGCTGTACGTCTGGCGCGTCCAGACCCCCAAAGGGGAGCGGCTCTATGTGGGTCGCACAGGTGACAGCAGCAGCCCCCATGCCACCGCCCCCTACACCCGCATGGGCCAGCACCTTGGCTTTTCCAAAGCCCAGAACGGCCTGCGACGTCTGCTGATCGAGGCTGGGGTGGAACCGGAAAGCTGCGGGCAGTTCGACCTGATCTCATACGGCCCGATCTTTCCGGAGATCGGCATGACCACGGACCAGCTTCGTGCCGATCAGATGCTGCTGCACACTCCAGTGCGGGACCAAATGGCCGCGCTGGAAAAGAAGCTGCGGGACGCGCTGGTGGAAGCGGGTCATCCTGTCCTGAACGTAGTCCACAGCAAGAAACAATACGATGCCGCCCAGTGGGAAGCTGTGCGGAACGCATTCGCCCAACACTTTTCGGGCTTGGGGCGGATCCAATCATGAGACTAGCAAATATCGAAATCGAGAACTTCAAGGGGATTGGCAGCAGGCAAGTTGTCGACCTCAAACCCATCACGTTGCTTTTCGGCCCGAACAGCGCGGGGAAAAGCACCATCCTTCAATCGCTGCACTACCTGCGGGAAATCCTTGAGCGCCGGAACGCCGACCCGGATCAAACCATCGCTGGCGGGCTGATCGATCTCGGTGGCTTCGCAACACTGGTGCACGGCCATGACCTGAGTCGAACCATCGTCATCAAGGTCGAGATCGATGAGGTTGATGGTCACGGTGCCGAGCGACTGCCCTTGAACTCAGGTGCCTCCCTGAAGGAGGCGGAGTTCGAAAGTCTCCCCCTCCGTTACCTGGTGGGCGAGAACACCGATCTGAAGGACTACGCCGTAGTGCAGTCCGTCGGCGTCAGCCTATCGATCTCGTGGAGCGACTTGTTGGCCGGGCCCTACGTTTCGGCGATCACCGTGATGATGGACGGCGCCGAGATCGGCACGATTACGTCGTCGGCACAGTCAGGACAGGCGATACTGTCACAGTTCAACTTTGATCACTCCCTTCTGTGTCGCTTTCGCGACGCGGATGATCCACCGGAACTGGACGAGGGATTGTCATCGGCTCCGCTTGCGGACGAGATCCTCGACCTGTCCCGACAGATGTCCAGAAGCAACGACGTGCAACTACACGACTATCGAGTTGGCGTCCAAACCTTCCTGGGTGCGCTCCCGGACCTCAGCCGACCAATGGTCAGCGATCTTCGCGATCCAGAGGTCAAGAAGTTCGAACTTGAGAGCAGAACCCCAAGGGTTCGAGGTCTGAACGCGCTGCTCGACGAATTGATCGTCGGCCCTATCCGACTGGTTCGCGACTATCTCGCCGCGATGACATATGTCGGCCCGCTGCGCGAAATTCCCAGCCGAAAGTATCGCGCGCGCCTGTCTCCGGATGAATCTCGCTGGGCGCAGGGCCTTGCCGCGTGGGATTTGCTCTACACGGATCCCTCAGGCAAGCTATTGGAAGAGGTCAACGCCTGGCTTGGCGGCGAAGAGCGCCTGAATACCGGCTATCGCCTTGAGAGGTCCCAGTTCAAAGAGGTTCCGGTTCCGAGCCGATTCCATCAGCTGTTCGAGCGGGGCCTTTCCGAAGACGATCTGGGCGAGTTGCAGGACCTTTACGCCACGCTAAGGGGCCGTTCCGAAATCGCCCTGCGCGACTTCGAAAAGGGCATCATCGTCGCGCCGAGCGATGTGGGTGTCGGCATTTCGCAGATGATCCCGGTGATTGTCGGCTGCCTTCGAAGCCAACAGGGCATTCTTGCAATCGAGCAACCGGAATTGCACGTTCACCCGGCCATTCAGGTCGGCCTTGGCGATCTGTTCATTCAGGCCGTTCAGACGAGCGAAAGCATCGTCGCCACGAGCAAAACGTTGCTCGTCGAAACCCACAGCGAGCATATCATGCTTCGCCTGCTGCGGCGCATCCGTGAAACGACCGAAGATGAGGTGCCGCCAGGCGTGATCGGTCTGTCGCCGGATGACCTGTCGGTGATCTACGTCGAAGGTGGCGATGGCGGCGTGCGCTTCCGGCCGCTGCGCGTTGATCGCGAAGGCGAGTTCATCGACCGCTGGCCGAAGGGCTTCTTTGAAGAACGCGCCGAGGAGCTCTTCTGATGCTCTTCGAATACGCGGTGGAGCCGCAGGCAATCGGCTCAAGCTGGCAGACGTTCCTGTACCTAATCGAGAAGTTCGGTTTTGATCGGGGGCGGCTGATTTCGCGGTTGCCGGGAAAGTGGGAGAAGAAGGTCATACAGGCCGCGAAAGAGGCGGGCGTTCCGGACATTCGGATGGCAAGTATTGTCGAGCGCCTGAGAAACGCCAAGTTGGCTGTGGTTGATCTTAATCGACCCTATGATTCTGAAAAGTCCTGGATTGAAAACGCTCTGACCGAGCACGGGCGCGCCCCTTTCCATGCGATCATTGCCCGGCAGAATCTTGGCGGAAACGCGGTCGTATTACCTGTCGCGGATATCGACGAGAACCAGCCGCTGATGGCAGCGGCACAAGATCGCGCGGTACCACGGGAGAGTGAATCCATCGCGGGAGCGCTGAGTGGCTTTCTTCGAGCCAGCACTCGCATTCTGTTCGTCGATCCGTTTTTTGACCCGTACAACGCGCGCTACAAGAGCACGCTTCGGGCGTGCCTCGCAGTCGTAAAAACGGATAACCCAGGCGCGGCTTGCGAAATCCACTACCGCTACCACAACAACAAGCCGACCAATGCCGAACTGGAGCGGGAGGCGGCCCGGCTGTTCAATGGAGTGATCCCAGAGGGTCTGGCCGTTTCAGTCTATTGCTGGCGGGAGAGGAACGGCGGAGCCGATTTCCACGCACGCTACCTGCTAACGGACCGTGGCGGTGTCGGCATCGACGCTGGATTCTCGGCCGAAGGCGGGCATCAAACTACGGACATGCATCTCATGGGCGTCATGCTATCGCAGGCCAGGCTTGCAGCGTTCTCGAGAGATGCAACCGAATTCGAGCTTATGGAGCCAGTCTTGGAGATCCGATCGGATTGCAGTGTTCGTCGAACTTGAACCATTGGGCACATGTGCTTGCCTATCGCGCAGCCGGGCGTAGTCCAGCATTGCCCGTTCCAAAGCTGCGCGGGGTGGCATGCGTTCGATTTCGTCCGCAAGCAGTTCTTCGAAGGCGGGGCAGTAAGCCGCGGCCGGAGGGCAGACAATGGTGGGCTGAGAAGGTGCCGTCGCGTAGGCGGTAGGCGAAGGTGTCGCGGTCACGAGGAGCGGCAGCGCCTGCGTTGAGCAGGCGATCCTTGGCGTCACAGCATCCAACTTAATCGACTTCGATCCAGAACTGGCGGAAGTTCGATTTCTGTTCCTTCTCGAAACGTGCCCCTGAAATCGAAGTGTTCAGCTGACACGTGATTATCCAACGCAATTTCAACAGCTTGGTGGAAATTCACCAAATAGGCGAAGTCATGAGGTCCGGAGAATTTCGGCACTGAGAGACCGCTTCCGGACCTTCTGGCGCAGGGGTCAGTGCTCAGCCCCACCCGCATAACCCTCGAAAACAACGGAAAAATCCGGCCGCAGCCGGATCGGGAGAACGCTTTCGTGGGGGCAAGTGGCGGAGAGACAGGGATTCGAACCCTGGAGACGGTTACCCGCCTACACGCGTTCCAAGCGTGCGCCTTCGACCACTCGGCCACCTCTCCGTCGGTAGCTTTCTATAGAATCGGGGCGAGGGTTGG